CACTACGCCGTTGGAATTGTGAGAGTGTTGAGCAATTGCATAAATTAATGATGATTGCTGAACATAAAGTAAAACTGTTGCGTGAAGCTGCAAATCCAGCACAACAAGCCGCTATCGCAGTCAATATGAAGAAAAAAGGTCAAAAGCCAAAACAAGAAAGTGCAATTGAAAAAGGTCTTGTAGACGAGAATCGTCAAGGAGATAAGTAAATGAAAGACTATGACTTTTATTGGAATTTAAAAGGATACCCAAGATAATGTTAGCAGATGCACTTAAAGTATTACTCGCAACAAGTTATGCGTTTGTAATCAAAACACAAAACTTTCACTGGAATGTTGAAGGTCCTGACTTTCCTCAGTATCATGAGTTTTTAGGAAACTTGTATGAAGAAGTATACGGTAATTCTATCGATCAAACAGCAGAACTAATTCGACAATTGGATAGTTACACACCCGGTTCTATTACTAGATTTGCTGAATTAAGTCAAATCTCAGACCAAACAAAGATTCCTCGAGGTGAATTGATGATGGCAGAATTGTATGAAGATAATCAAAAAATTCTAGAGTTATGGAAACAAGCATTTCATGTTGCTGAACAAGAAGACCAACAAGGTATTGCTGACTTCATTGCAAGTCGTATAGATGCACACGGTAAACATAACTGGATGTTGCGTAGTATTTTAAAAACAGCCAGAGCGTGACATGCGAGCTACAGAGTTTGTAACTGAAGTATTCGAACCAGGGAAGAAAAATTGGAAATGGGCGCGCCTAGGCGCAGCCATAGCCTCTGCATTTTTTAAAGTAGGCAATAGAGAATATCTTTGGCAAGCATTTACAGGTAGTAATCCTAAGAAGTGGGAAATACAATTTCGTTTAGTAAGAAATCCTGAAGTAGATCCAAATGAGTTAGATTTGTATGGTAAAACTGGTACAGGCAATTCAGCACAAGTACTAAGTACTGCGGTTGACATCACTCGTGCATTCATCAAAGAGTATGGTATTGATAGAGTAGAAGAAATTACGTTTAACGCAAAAGAAGATAGTCGTATTGGATTATATGCCAGAATGATTCAACGTTTGTTACCTAATTGGGATTTATATCAGAAATATACCAAAGACAACGGTATGGAATATCATTTAACTGATCGCAGTGCATATGATAAGCCTGAAAATAAAATAAGCGAAGAAGCTAAAGCTAGTAAATATAAAGGCTTGGTTATGAAATACGCATTCAATCAAAGTGCGTTGATACTTAAAGCATTTCAGCAAGGTACTCCCATAGCTTATGTTAAGTTTGTCAAAGAAAACAAAGACTTGTATCCACAGGATCTTTGGGTGAACGATGACTACCGTAATAAAGGTGTTGCTAAGTCAATGTATGACTACCTAAAGAGTGAAGGTTATATCATCAATAGAAGTCACGATCAAACTAAAGCTGGCGCTGGCTTCTGGGATAAACATCGCGGTGAAGACGAGTATGTTTGGGAAGATGCGAGTAATACTACTACATTAAATAAACTATATAATGGTAACTACCCCGAACGTGATGAAACTTTTTGGGACTATGTTAGTTCAAGTGAACTTAACACACCGTTAACTATACAAACATTACCAAAACACAAAGTAATGTTCATGTTGCTTGGTCAATATCGTGCCGAACATATTGATGACATAATGGATATGTTAGATGATGATAGGAAAGAACTAGTACAATCATATGTAGACGATCCTGCACTATCAAGTAAAGTAATCGTTCTATCAGGGAACAGAATCATTGACGGAAACCATCGTGCATTAGCGGCTGCAATTAAGGGTGTGCCTATCAATTATGTTGATTTAGCAGACTTGGAAGAAACAGACGTAAACGAAGAAGTACTTGATGAAATGCCTCTCCCGGCAGATTGGGATCCTCAACAAATGCGTCAGCAAGGTACTACATTCAAGTCAAGACTTGCTTATGCTTTAGAAAGAGCAAAGAAGTTGGGCACTGGTTCTAGTCGTGTTGCTACAACTATTGAATACCAAGGTCGTCCTACTGTTCTTAAAATTGCAAAGAATCAAAAAGGTCTAGCACAGAACAATGTTGAAGCAGATATATTAAGTGACGGTTATGCTAGCCAATTAGGTATATTGATACCTATTATTGATTATGATGAACAAAACCGTGAACCAAGTTGGATTCACACTGAGATGGCTACTAAAGCTAATGAAAACCAATTATGCTATCTAATGGGATGTAAATCTTTGTATGAGCTACGAAGATTTGCCGAAACTATCGCAGGAAAATTTCGCGGGATGACTTCACAAAAATTCATTGACGATTTAGTAAATGATGGTCGAACCGAACAAGATATCGAAAAATTAACAGATTACGCAAATACATTAGCTGATTTAGCAAACTCATTTGATGTTGAGTTGGGTGATCTAGACCGTCCCGCAAATTGGGGAATATTTCAAGGTAAACCAGTTATTGTCGATGTAGGTGGAACCAGCGAACTTATAAAGAAATACTACGGATGAGAATTTAAGAACCCACCTTAGGGCCGGTGTCGCTATCGGTTAGAGCGCAAGCTCAGGCGTCAACGGGGCGGCTGCTGCCCCAGCAAAGAGTTACGCCAGACTCTTGCTCAAGTGAGCACTTATTTTGAAAGACAACATGAAGAAAATTATAACAACATTACTACTAGCATTTACTGCAATTGCTTATGCACAAAAGACGCCCCAAGGTGTCACGTATGATGCAAACATTTTAAGAGTAAGTGACGGGGACACGATAGTTATTGCGGCGCCATTCTTGCCAGCGCCATTAAAGCCTCAGTTAGCTGTTCGTATATTTGGTGTTGATACCCCCGAAAAAGGCTTCAGAGCTAAATGTGAATCTGAAAATCAACGTGGACTAGCCGCAAGCGAATTCACTAAAAAGTTAGTTACTGTAAGTCAAAAACGTCAAGTTATAATTTACGACTGGGATAAGTTTGGGGGTCGTATATTAGGTGACATGATATTAGACGGTAAGAGCCTACGTCAGCAATTAATTGCAAATGGTTTTGCCCGTGAATACTTTGGTGATGCCAAACAAAGTTGGTGTAACTGAAATCAATGATATGACCAAATATATTTATAAATCAAATAGGGAAGCTTTTTTGTCTTGGGACATTTGGGTTCACACGTTCGGATCGCTAGAAGAAATTGACTTGCATCATAGCCTAGACGGTGATCCTGAAGCCAAAGAAAAATTATATCAAAAATGGCTCAAGGATCAAGATATCATACAGCGTACTACTGAGGTTGATGGCGTAGTAACACAAACAATGTATTGGAATTGGGATTAACGATAAATATATATTATGAATGCATTTGAATTTATTACCGAATCTGCGGTTGACGAACTTGTGAAGAAACTTCCAAGTTTGGAAAAACATAACTACTCTACTATTGACTCAGTAGTTCGTAGAGTAGCGGCAAAACATAGAATCAATCGTAACCTATTATCTGATTTGTTTGCACGAAAATATAAAAGTACACCTGACGAATGGATTAAAAATAAACTCGATGAAGAAGGAACAGTTGATACTGATATAGCTCAAGAAGTTGAAAAATTTATCGAGTGGGCTTCAGATGTGTTACATGTTCAATCTAAGCCTAACTTTGAATTGAGTATGGATACTGAACAGGCTCAAGACGGCCATCATACAGGAGCTCATGCTACTGATTCTAATCATGTTTGGGTATATGTTAATAATCGCAACCTAGTAGATATTTTGCGCACTGTATTTCACGAATTAGTTCATGTTCGTCAAGGTGAATTGGGAATGATTCAACCCGGTGATAGTTATCCAGGTAGTCCAATTGAAGCTATGGCAGATATGTTAGCGGGCAAATACATCAAAATATACGGTGAAAAGAACCATCACATCTTTCAATAATTGTTGATCTATGCTATAATGCATAGATGCTTAAACTACTAGTTCCATTACCCAAACAAATCACTGTTGCATGTAGCGGTGGAGTTGATAGTATGGCTGTCGTTGACTTTCTCAAACGAAAGCATGATGTCACCGTTGCACATTTTCACCATGGCACTGAAAACGGTCAAAAAGCATTTAAATTTGTTGCTCAATATTGCACAGATAATAATATTCCCATGACGTTTGGCACTCCTCGTAGTGAAAAATCAAAAGAAGAAAGTCAAGAAGAATATTGGCGTAGAGTGCGATATGAATTCTTAGAGGAATTGGGCCCAGTCATCACGTGTCATCATTTAGATGATTGTGTAGAGACATTCATTTGGTCTAGTCTTCATGGTACACCCAAAGTTATTCCATTGACTCGCAAGAATGTGCTGCGCCCATTCCTAACTACACGCAAAGACGAATTCAAATCTTGGTGCTTGAGACATGAAGTACCTTGGATTGAAGATCAATCAAATCAAGACACCAAATACATGCGCAACTATGTTCGTAATGTTATGATGCCTCAAGCATTACACGTTAACCCAGGTTTGCACACTTTGGTTAAAAAAATAGTTGAAAAGCAACTGTAATTCATATATACTTAACACTTTCAAGGAGAAAACATGTCCAGTACTAAAACTTTTAGCGGCGATCAAAAGATCAAACTCACACAACTTATCAACGAGGGTATGGCAACCATGCATGAGATTGATACATTGAATGGTGGGTTAACTGATACTATCAAGGCTGTTGCCGAAGAACTAGAAGTAAAACCTTCTGTTCTTAAAAAAGCTATCCGTGTTGCACACAAAGCAAGTCTAACCCAAACTAATCAAGACAACGAAGAACTCAATACAATTTTGGAGACAGTTGGTAAAACTCTATGAGTTATGTTGATGCGATCCATGATCGAGACGGTGACCGTATATATGTAGTTGAAAGAGATGCATCCGGCAAAAGAACTTACAAAGAACTTCCGGCTAATTATACTTTCTACTATAGTGATCCTAAGGGAAAGTTTCGCAGTTTGTACGGAGATCCGGTAAACAAATTCAGTACTAGAAAGCGTAGTGAATTTGAAAAAGAACGCAGAATCCATTCAGGTAAAAAATTGTTTGAGTCTGATGTTAACGTTGTCTTTCGTTGCCTCTCAGAAAATTACTTAGGAGTTGATGCTCCCAAGCTGCACACATGTTTTTTCGACATTGAAGTAGACTTTGATCCTGTTAAAGGCTTCAGTCCTACAAGTGACCCCTTCAATCCAGTGACTGCTATTAGTTGTTACTTAGATTGGCTTGATACTTGTTTCACATTAGTCATTGCTCCTAAGCACATGACACCTGAAACAGCAAAAGAAATTATCAGCGAGTTTGACAACACTCTCCTTTTCACAAATGAGAAAGAAATGTTTGACGTTTTCTTTCAATTGATCGAAGATGCCGATGTGTTGACTGGTTGGAACTCAGAGGGCTATGATATACCCTATATGGTCAATCGTGTTACACGTGTAATGAGTAAAGATGACACTCGCAAGTTTTGCTTGATGGGTCAACTTCCCAAGCCAAGAGAATATGAACGATTCGGTAAGTCAGAAACTACATACGACTTAGTGGGTAGAGTACACCTTGACTATCTACAACTATACAAAAAGTATAATTATGAATCTCGTCATAGTTATAAACTTGATGCCATTGGTGAGATGGAAGTTGGTGAGAACAAAACACAATACGAAGGTACTCTTGACCAATTGTATAACAAAGACTTTAAAAGGTTCATTGAATACAACAGACAAGATACTATGTTGTTGGTTAAGATCCACAACAAACTAAAATTCCTTGATCTAGCCAATGCGCTAGCACATGAGAATACAGTGTTATTGCCCACTGTCATGGGTTCTGTAGCTATGATTGAAATGGCTATTATGAACGAAGCACATGAAAGAGGCTTAGTTGTTCCTGATAAAAAACGAAAGACTGAAAATGATGATGAAATCCAACAAGCGGCAGGTGCCTATGTTGCTACGCCCAAAAGGGGATTACACGAATGGGTCGGAGCCGTCGATATCAACTCGCTCTACCCGTCAGCAATCCGCGCTCTTAACATGGCACCAGAGACCATCGTTGCTCAAGTCAGACAAACACTTACAGACCAGTACATGAAAGAAAAGGGCATGAAACTTGCCCGTGAAAAGAAGCAATACAAAGACGGTGACGATGATGTGACTGGTGCTATTCTATGGGAAAACTTGTTTGGCTCATTGGAGTATACTGCTATCATGAATCAAGAACGAGGCACTATTCTTACTGTTGACTATGAAGACGGTCGTAGTGTAGAAATGTCTGCGGCAGAAATATGGAAGATGATCTTTGATAGTCATAAGCCATGGATGCTAAGTGCGAACGGTACAATCTTTACCTATGAAAAAGAAGGTGTAATTCCCGGACTACTCACACGTTGGTATACTGAACGTAAATCTATTCAAAAACAAGCAAAAGAAGCATATGGTACTGATATGTATGAGTACTATGATAAACGACAACTTGTTAGAAAGATTTTGCTGAACTCAGCATATGGTGCGTTGTTGAACGAACATTGTCGTTTCTATGATAAACGTATCGGTCAAAGTGTTACGTTGTCGGGCCGACAAATTGTTAAACACATGATGAGTCAAATCAATAGCGTAGTTGCAGGTGAGTATACACATGAAGGTGAAGCTATTGTATATGGTGATACTGACTCATGCTATTTCAGTGCATACACTGTAATGAAGCCGCAGATTGACAGTGGTGATTTAGAGTGGAATAAAGACGTATGTATCGGATTGTATGATGCAATTGCAGACGAAGCTAACAACAGTTTCCCTCAATTCATGGAGAAAGCATTTCACTCTCCGCGTAAGAATGGCGAAATCATTAAAGCAGGTCGTGAATTGATTGGTGATCGTAGTATCTTTATCACTAAGAAGCGTTATGCTATCAACATCTTTGATAAAGAGGGCAAACGTAAAGACAAAGACGGTGCACTGGGTGATATCAAAGCTATGGGTCTTGACTTAAAACGTGCTGATACTCCTAAGTACGTACAAGAATTCTTAATGGACGTTCTTGAAATGGTTCTGCAACGAGGTAAGAATCGTGAAGATATCATTGAGCGTGTGAAAGAGTTCAAACGTGTTATGGTTGCTCAGGATAGTTGGACTAAAGGTTCACCTAAGTCAGTCAACAATCTAACTAAGCATACACAAATCTTTGAAAAGACAGGCAAGTGTGGTGTTGGACATGCACGTGCTGCTATTAACTGGAACTATTTACGTAAAATGAATAGTGACAATTATTCTATGCAAATCATCGACGGTATGAAAATCATCGTGTGTAAGCTAAAGCCTAATCCATTAGGTTTCAACTCTATTGCTTACCCAACTGATGAACTACGTTTGCCTCAATGGTTTAAAGAATTGCCGTTTGATGACAACGAAATGGAAAAGACATTAGTTGACGAAAAGATTGACAACTTGTTGGGTGTGTTAGATTGGGACATTAAGAGTAACATCGATGTCAAATCAACATTTGACGATTTGTTTACATTCGGTTAAACTGGTGTTGACTTTCGCAATAAAACCCATCATAATACACATTACTAACGCCTAAATAAGGCATACAAAGGAAAAACATGAAAGATTATTTACAAGACTTGATTCAGCACACTAGCTTAGGTGAAATTGACCTAGTTAAGATTACTGGAACCGACAAAGAAACGCAGATTGCGGCGGCTGCTGAAAACAAGAGTGTTGTCGTATATGGATCATTTAAGACACCCATCGCAGACTTCATTGGTACATTTGGTATGCCTAACTTGGCAAAACTAAAAACAATCGTAGGATTCGATGAATATGATGCTGAGGCAAAGATCAGTGTTGCTAGAACAATGCGTGATAATGAAAGTGTTCCAACTACTATTCACTTTGAAACAAAAAATGGTGACTTTGTTAACGACTATCGATTGATGACTAAATCAATCGTAGAAGAAAAAGTTCGTACATTGATGTTCAAAGGTGCAACGTGGAACGTTGAGTTTGAGCCCAGTGTTGCAGGTATTTTGCGTTTAAAGAAACAGGCTAGTGCTAGCAGTGAAGAACAACATTTTATCTTTACTACAAATGGTAGTGACTTGAAAGTCAACTTCGGTGACCCTAGTACTCACAGTGGTAACTTTGTGTTTCACGCAAACATTTCAGGTAAGTTGACTCAGCCTTGGAAGTGGCCAGTAAAGGTATTTCAATCTATTATGGATTTGCCGGGCGACAAGACTATTAAGATTGCAGATCAAGGAGCAACTGAAATTACAGTTGATAGCCCATATGCAACTTATAGATATTTACTTCCCGCACAATCAAAATGATTGACTACATAGTTGGTGGCGAGTACCTTAATGTTACTAGTAACAGAGGTGCTCAGCCTTATATTAGCATGGGTACCGGTCAGCCAATGGTCGGCTCTATGGCATACGACCATAGTAGTCACAGTATGAAAGTTTACGACGGTAATAATTGGCAAACTATTGGTGGCGGTAGTGCAGTAGTCAACCTAACACCTAACGCTATCAGCATACTTAAGTGGGCAGAGAAGAAGATGTTTGAAGAACAAGAACTACAAGCTTTGTGTGAGAAACATCCTGCTATTAAAGATTTAGTAAGTGAGATGCGAACTAATATGGATAACTATATCAACAAGATTGAAATGGTTAAAGCACTAATACAAAAAGAAGAAACAATTGGAACAAGTTAATCTATCAAATCAACAAAAGCCTGACTGGGCATTGTTCTTACCCGCAGTCAGTAGTTTTTATATCTCTGGTTTAGGTAAGCAACGCAAAGGTGAACAATACTTTGATGCCACACGAATTCCTGCACAATTCAATGGCGATGTTGAAAAACTAAACTTTCTTAATAGCAAAGAAGGTCTTTACTATTACAAATGGGGATTGTACTCTGCTGGTCATGCTAACTTAGACACAACTGTGAATGATCCTAGTGAAAGTATCATTAGAGAGCGTGAAGCAGGTACATTTATGTTAGGTGATAGTGGTGGTTTTCAGATTCTAAAAGGTCAATGGCCTGCAGACTGGAAAGATCCTAACTGCCCACGGGCTATGGTAAAGCGTCAAACAGTATTGAAATGGATGGACACATACATGGACTATGGTATGTGTTTAGATAT